TTAAGATTTGAAATTTACCTCTAGTAAGATCCATATCCCCTAATCCTAAGAAATTCCGCTGTCTTGATATTGCATTTCTTAGCACCTTAAAGAGTGCATTAGAGTATATAGAACCTATAGCAATATTACTTTCACAATGATCTAATAGATCTTGTATGTCTATCTGAGGTACAGAAAAGATAGATTCTTCCCTAGAACATTTAGCTATAATATCTTTCCAGTAATCCGACATAGTAATTCTCATGCCAGTGAATGGTGAGATTGTATTATAGGTAGGAAAGTTACCTGCTACTGCTGCCCAGTCTGCTATCTTTGAGGAGTAAGCAGAGATTGGTAAGTGTGGATTCTTTATCAATCTTTCCAGCGCCGTTTCTCTGGTTATTAGTTTCCTGTTTTCATACTCTCTGGAGAATCCATCCTGAAAATCTTGCCATGATTGATTCCAGTTTTCTATCCAGTGTTTAATATTCCCTAGATATTTAGTCTCGGGTCCAATAGCGTATCTGGGGAAGATTACCGATGGATTAGTTACTGCATTTAGCCTAGAAACTACCTTTGCTAATGCTTCCATATTTTGGGCAATGATAGCATCTGTTTCAGGGGAGCGAGATACTGGCACTCTAAATTCCACTAGTTCTGAGGAATTTAGAATTGCTAGAAAAAGTAGGTAGGAATCTGTCGGTGTTAGTTCCTGGCCTGCCCATTTTCCTAGATAAGATAAAAGTTTCTTTTGGGGCAGATAGAATATTGGGTGGGACACTTCTCTGGATGTTAGATATCCTGGGAAATGCTCTACTTGGAATTCTATACCCGATATTGCACAGAGTATTTTCATGGTAGATTATGCTCCTTCAGATTCTAGGACTAAGAGGAGGAAAATGCAGGTTTTATTAAAATACTCTTCTACTCCAATAATGTCCACTTCGTTATGTAGCGTGTCTAAAACTGTCATATATTCTCTGGCTTGACAGTGTGAGAGAGTGGGGCAAGAGAATGTTAACTGTAATTCAATCTCTTTTATTTGTTTAGGTGTTAGCATGATAGTATCCTTAGCATGATAGTATAGGTATCGGTGTCTGTATTGGGCAGTATTACCCCAAATAATCACTCCAGACTAGGTATCCTAGAATGATTATTTAGAAAAAACTGGTATATCTTAGCGAGTAACCTTCAAATATTCTCTTGCTTTCACAATACTAGTGAATTCTTTATTAGTCTTCCTAGTCTTACCTTCTTTATAACCTCGGATCAATATCACATCATTTTCCATTTTTAGGTATAAATGAGTATCTGGGTAATGAGGTGATATTTGTATGTATCCTTTTGATAGTGCATATCTGGTGAGCGACCCATTTTTATTATGGATTCTATGAGAAGATATTACTGTGGAAGATCTAGCCACTGAGCTAGAAAAAGAATTCCTAGTAAGAGAATAAGGAGAGCAAGATTGAGAAGCTTGGAGTGTTTCATTTTCATTTGTGCTATCTGCTTTAAGTTTATAGTTCATTTTATTCTGTCCAGTTATTTATCTCTTCTTGCAAGAATGTTTTATTTAGTTCTTTTTGCTTATGATAAGCATCAGCATAAGCAGCATCAGCATCAGCATCAGCATCAGCATCAGCAGCATAAGCAGCATAAGCAGCATCAACAGCAGCATCAGCAGCATCAGCAGCAGCAGCATCAGCAGCATCAGCAGCAGCAGCATCAGCAGCAGCAGCATCAACAGCAGCAGCAGCATAAGCAGCATCAGCATAAGCAGCAGCAGCAGCAGCAGCATTAGCAGCATTAGCATTAGCAGCATAAGCAGCATTAGCAGCATAAGCAGCATCAACAGCAGCATCAGCAGCATCAGCAGCAGCAGCATCAGCAGCAGCAGCATCAGCAGCATTAGCAGCATCAACAGCAGCAGCAGCATCAGCAGCATCAGCAGCATCAGCAGCATCAGCATTAGCAGCATAAGCAGCATTAGCAGCAGCAGCAGCATCAGCAGCATCAGCAGCATCAGCAGCATCAGCAGCATTAGCAGCATAAGTAGCATAAGTAGCAGCAGCATTAGCATTAGCATTAGCATTAGCAGCATCATTTTTATATTTTGCTACACTCTCTGCACATTTTTTAGCAAAACTAACTATTACCTGCACCTCTTTTTTTCTTTTACCTAACAACCATAATACATCTGAAATACTATTAGATTTCAAACAATCTATGAGAGGGAATTCAATTCCATAATATTCTATATTCGGATTATTTCTAGCTTTCAAGATATTCTTCCAACCTAAGGTACAGGGGATAAAAGACTTAATTTCTTCTAGAGAAGTCATTAATTGTGTAGATTGTGTGGTTTGAGTATTCATGATATTGGAATATTTAAGTTATTTATCTGATTGTGTAGATTGTGTGGTTATTACAATCGGTGCCGGTATTGGCTCCTGCTGCGTAGCAGGTGTTACTGGAGCTATTGTTTCCAGTATGATTGTCACTATTAATCCTGTTAGTATGTCCATAATATTTTCCTTATTTACACTGCCGATATTGGCGTATCTCTATCTATCCAATCCTAATCCTCTTTCATATAAAATCTCCTCCTCATTATTCATAAGATCTTTTTCATATCGATACATATGAACCCTAGCTAGCTCTTGAGAAGTGCAAGATATTGGATCTTTAACCCACTTCTTATATGCTAGCTCTTTCATTGTATTAAAATCTAACACCGGCTTCTCTGGTATTGAGAATCCTAGCTTATCTTCTAATGTTTCTCTCGGTGTCGATACTGTGCAAGAAACTGAACCAAATTCTACTTTAGCTCTAAATGTTTCTAGATATCTGATAAGAGAATAATTAGTAGATTGTGTTTTCAAACATCGGAGTATTTCTTCTAATTGCTCCGATGTGAAATACGGGCGATATTTTGTGGTTGATTTTGTCATAAGAGTAATAAGATTAGTTAGCCTAGATAATTTTTTACTAAAGAGTTAAAGAACTCTCTATTAGCATTAGCAGCATTAGCAGCATTAGCAACATAAGCAGCAGCATTAGCAGCATCAACAGCAGCAGCAGCATAAGCAGCATCAGCAGCAGCATAAGCAGCAGCAGCAGCAGCAGCATTAGCAGCAGCAGCATCAGCAGCAGCAGCAGCGGCATAAGCAGCATAAGCAGCGGCATAAGCAGCATTAGCAACAGCAGCATTAGCAGCATTAGCAGCATTAGCAGCATTAGCAACAGTAGCATTAGCAGCATTAGCAGCATTAGCAACAGTAGCATTAGCAGCATTAGCATTAGCAGCATTTTTTGCTTGTTTTCTTATATCCTCTTCCCCTGTCATTAGCCAGTCTAATACAACATCTGGCGCATCCCATTTATCTATCACACTTAATGCAAATACTCTAGCTGCATATTTCAACAACTCCGTTCCATCCATTTTAGTAATAATAGTTCTCTCTGAGCAAACTATCTTATCCTCTCCTACTAAAATATCTCCCTCACATAATACCTTACTTATCACTGTTCCAGGCGCATATCTTAATGCACTAGAAGGTTCAATACTTGCATGTAATCCAGACTTGCAAAGCTTTAGTTTTCCTGCATATACCAGCTTCTCTCCTATAGCTGGTGCTATCTTTCCATCTCGCATAACATCTCCAGCCTTTAGGAAATGATAAGCGTAGATAGGTTCTTGTTTAATTAACATAATAAATACTCCTTTTCTCTTTAGTTAATAAAAATCTCGAAACTTCTCTCAGCGCGCATAGTGACTAATTGACTAATTGACTGTGACCCCTAGGGTACGCCTACGGGCGGCCCGTGTCAACCCCTACACCATACATAATCTACCATCTATCACATAACTCCTCATAATCCCCCTAACTAGCTTCTATCTAGATAACTCCCGTATCTACAACACGGTATCTTTTTACCCCCACTAAAATATTTTTTATTGTATACAATAAAAAATATAACTAAACTATTTATTTTTAAGTGGGGGAGATAGAAATAAGATAGGTTAGGAGATATCTAGGTGCTAGCCGGCGGACGCTAGGACCCTGGGACCGATGACGGCCGACGGGAGTTATAAGTACCTAGGTAACTAGCTAGAACTAGTGATAGATATACAGGTATAGAACTAGTGAGATAGTCAGGAGTTATGAGATAGTTGTTAGGATGCACCAAAGAGGTGCACGAAGGGGGGGGGGTCAAGGGGGCCGGATGGCCATAGTCAATTAGTCAATTAGTCACTATTTCAACCAGAAACTTATAAACAATTCATTAACTCACTGCACAGTTGTTAGGATGCGCAATGAGCTAATAAGAGCATATAGGAAATATCTACCAGATAGCTAGGATGGAATCACAATCTCACAATCTCATAGTTCTAGCAATTCTTCCAGCTTAGGTTTATTCATCATACCTACCAATCGAGCTAGCAGTTTCTCAGATGTGCTATCAGAATCTATCAGTTCCAATACCTTAACCAAACTCTTGCAAGTATTCTCCTGAATCACAGTCTTACCGCCTGCTAGAGAAGAATATAGTCCTTTATATCCTGCTACATGCTTACCAATAACAATCTCTTGTTCCCCGGTTCTTTCATCTCCCGAGAATCCTAATTTCTCTGCAATCAGTTCTTGCACATAATCTCTGACATTACTATCAAACCACGATTCAATAAATTCTTTAGTCAATCTGCCGCCAGTAGATTCAGCTTCCAGATATCCCAATACTGATTCCATACTAATATCAGAATCAAGCACCTGACCTAGATTACCTCCTGAAGATTCATAGAGAGATCTAATAATTCCATCCTGGGCAGTTTGTACCATTTCCAGCACATAAGGTAATAGACGCTCGAAAACAGGAGCTAAATCTCCCTCATAAACAAATGGAACTGATATGCACACCGATGGATACTTGGAACCAGATTTATACCTGCATTTAGCCAAGCGCTGGCCTGTAAGAGCTTGAGACTTCTTAGCATCGAAAAGAGTTACAGTGTGAGCGCTAGAGACGTTAGACATGATAGGTTTCCTATAATAGGTGGATCTTGGGAATATTCCCTCTATGCATCCAAATAAAAATCTAGGTGCATAGGGTGAGGATTCCAGAGAATCTTAGAGAATACCCCATTTCGGAAACAACACCATCTTAGTTGTTCCACTAGGATATTTCTTCATCCAATCAACAGTTTCCATGAGATTAGAACATACATGCCTAGCTTTATATTCAGGCACAATAAGCTGGTAGCAAAAAGTTTGCACTGCACATTCTTTCACTGTGCTTGCCAGACCTTGAATGGAACGAATCACTTTGCGCATATCAATCCTATCTATGTATCTTAGAGGGCTAGCTGATTAGAGTTATTTCTAATCTATTTATCTAGTTCTATTTCCCTCTAGATTCTATTATAGTCTGCAAACTAAGATTGACAAGAGAAAAATGAAACTGTTACAAACTGTTACACTTATCAATATAATCAATATCACCTGCCTACCAAGATTTAAATACGAATCATTCTCAATATCATTCTCAATATCATTCTCAATCAACAAATGCGGGAGGGGGTAAGACCTTTTTTAGTTCTGGCTGAACTCTATATCCTATTTAAATCTCCCAATTTTACTAAACTTTTCTAAGAGGATTTGGAAGATTCCTAGTCTCCTAAGCACTAGAAACTAATGCCGACATCGGTAGTATCCCCAGCATTTCCAGTAACTAACCTATCTTATAATTATCTCATACAAGCAAGTATCTCCAAAATACCTAGGAACTATCTTATGACTACTACAACCACATCGACAGAAACTCGTGCATTATCTTTGCTAGGACAAGGACTTGGCCCAGAAGTAGTAGCCGCAGCAGTAGGTGTATCAGTTTCCAGAATCTCACAGTTACTATCGGCACCAGAATTCTCTGCCCAAGTAGCAGAACTAAGATATGAGAATCTAGCAAAACATAATACTCGTGACAATGCTTACGATGCCATGGAAGATTCTCTCCTAGAGAAACTGAAAGATTGTCTTCCATACATGATGCGCCCGATGGAGATTCTAAAGGCGATTCAGATAATTAATGCAGCTAAGCGCAGAGGATCTTCTGCTCCAGAACATATCACATCACAACAGACAGTCGTACAACTTCTTATGCCTACACAAATATTACAGAATTTCACAACTAATATCAATAACCAAGTAATTAAAGCTGGTTCACAAGATCTAGTCACAGTACAATCAGCTTCAATGAACTCACTATTATCTCAAATGAAGAAAGGAATTGAAAATGTCCTGCCTCCCCAACAACCAGGAAACTCTGGTACTCCAGCAAGTGCTTAAACAAGCAGAACTTGTGGAAAAGAATAAACAAGCGGCTCGTGAGCAGTTGCTAAGAATACAATTAATTCTTGCTAAGAAGGCGAAATAATAGATGGATATCTACCATGGCAAGAATTGATGCACTAGCACTTGGATTAGATCCGACAGAGAGTCTGGAAACTAAACTAGGTGCTCCTGAGCCAGATCTAGTCCAAGAATCTACTTTCCAAGTCTCCCAAGTAGAGCAATTAGCTAAGGAATCTCTTGATTTCTTGGCAGCTCTAGCCATGCCTGTAGTGTTTCGCTATCTATTTCCCTCAGTTTTCAAATCTATCTGGAATTGGCTAGTATCTTATGTACATAAAACTAGAGATTTCTCACAACTAGCTATTGGTTTGCCGCGTGGATTCGGTAAAACCATGATTATTAAAATTTTCATTCTTTATTGTATCCTATTCTCTAAAAAGAAGTTCATTCTTATAATCTGCGGTACTCAAGGTAAGGCAAATAATATCATCTCCGACATTATGTCGATGTTAGGAGAGTCTAATATCAAAAGAGTATTCGGAGATTGGAAACTAGGAGCTGAAACCGATAGACAGGATCTAAAAAGATTTGGTTTCAGAGGTAGAAATATTATTCTAATGGGAGCTGGTGCAGAATCTGATATTCGAGGCATCACACTAGAGAATGAGCGGCCAGATATCATGATCTTCGACGATATTCAAACTCGTGAAGATGCTGATTCTGAAGTAGTCTCTGGAAAGTTAGAAACCTGGATGACAGGTACAGCGATGAAAGCTAAGTCTCCTCATGGATGCTTATTTATTTTCATTGCTAATATGTATCCTACCAAACATTCTCTTCTTCGCAAACTAAAGAATAATCCTACTTGGACTAAGTTTATTGCAGGTGGAATTCTTGCAGATGGCACATCTCTTTGGGAAGAATTACAGCCAATCTCTCAATTGTTAAAAGAATATGAGAATGATCTGGCAATGGGCCACCCGGAAGTTTTCTTTGCAGAAGTTCTTAATGACGAAAATGCCTCAGTTAACAACCTTGTAGATCTAAACAAACTTCCTGACTATCCATTCCAAGCAGATGATATTCATTTCGGTAACTTTATAGTAATTGATCCAGCAACAGATAAGCCAGGAGCTGATGCAGTATCTATCTGTTATTTTGAGATCCATAATGGGTACCCAGTTCTCAAAGAGATAATAGAAGGAAGACTATCCCCAGGCGACACAATCACAGAATCACTTAAGATAGCACTAACTAGGAACTGCCGTCTAATTGCTATCGAATCGAATGCTTACCAATACACACTTAAATACTGGTTTGAATTCATCTGTGCGCAAAGACAGATTATTGGTATCGAGGCAGTAGAGATTTACTCTGGTGGATACTCTAAGAACTCACGCATTCTTAATATGTTTAAACAACTTCTCGCAGGAGAGATATTTATACATCCTGAATGCAAGGCTCAGGTTAATTCCCAAATCTCCCAATTTAATCCCTTAAAAAGAGATAACACCGATGGTCTGCTAGATTGTATAACCTACTCTCCAAAAGTGATAGAACTTTATGGGAATCTCTTACTAGCCTCAACTATTATTGAAGAGCAAGAATTCTCTAGAATCAAGATCCCGGGAGTTTTAGAGACTTCTCCATTCTAGTCTACACATAACCAGGAAATCATACCATGCCACTAGAACAGCCGGGAGTTGTAGATCTCCTGAAACAACTTACAGGATCTTCAGGTCCAACTACTGCATCTGACTCTGTAGCAATTTCTCAGAACTTAGATCCATCTTCGCCAGATATTCTAAAAGCTATAGCTGCACAGATT